GGTGCTGTCGCTGCTGGAGAAGGTGTTCTTGCTGGTACTACCGCAGCCGATATTATGGCTGCGACTGAGGCACTGGAAGCAGCAGGGGCTGCAACGCTTGGAGGTAGTGCGGGACTTCCAACTGCTTTAGGTGCTTCTGAACTTGCTGCGGCTGGGGCTGGGGCGGGTGTTCCGGCTGCTTTAGGTAGTGCTGCACCTGCTTCTGTAACGGTTGCGGGTTCTTCTTTACCTGCTGCTACTTCAATCACACCTGGACTTGCTGCGGCTGGGGTTTTAGGCGGGGCTGCTTTGGCAGGTGGTGCAAGCGGAACAACTCCAGACGTTGTAGATGAATACAACGTCACAGGTGGACAAGGAACTCAAATTCCAGGGGGTGGAAGTTTAGGTGCTCCCGCAACCGTCGCAACCACTGCTGCGGGAGCTTCAATCCTAAAACAGCTAGCTGATGCCACTGGGCTTAGCGAAGATACTTTAAGGTCAATTCTAAAAGGTGGTGCTGGTTTACTTACTGGGTATGCTAGTTACAGAGATGCTGAAGCTGCGCGTGAAGCCGCAAGAGGCAAACCATTTAAAAGTAGCTCTGGGTATCAAGCAGTCACAGGTGCAGGTGGCGTTACTGGGTTTAAGAAAGCTGCGTCTGGTGGGATAATTAGTTTGCAAGGTGGTGGTGGGGTTAGCTCATTGACACCCGTAGTAAATGATCCTATCGCGTATATGAATGATGTTTCAAACGCGTTGTTGACTATGCAGGAGGGTAGGCTACGTGACCCAAAACTTTACGAAACCGTGCTTAGTGGGATGAACCTTAGAAACACAGATAAGTTATTTAACGAAATAGCACGTAATCCTGACGAACTAAGCGACCGCGATTATTATTTAATGGAAGCTTTTGGGCTTCCCGCATTGGCGTCAATGCCGCCTTCAGATTCGTTGGTATCCGCCGTAGACCGTATTCGTGGGCTATCAGATTCAGCTTCTACCCCAACCCCTTCTCAGATTTCTATGTATGAGGCAAATGAGCTTTATGCTCCAGGAGGGCAAGGAGTTTTTGATTCTGGGAGTGCTGCGCTCTCCCCATCTAAAGATTATGGGGACGCGTTTTCAGAAGAATACAACCCTACGCTTGAAAAAATGATGCGGGAGTTTGAAAAAACAGGGCACATAAGTGGAGTTGACAGTACGGCTGAGGACGAAGAAGGACTTGGTTCAAGTTACTCTGGTTTAATGGCGCTACTAGCTCCCAAAATGGGAGAAGATGTTACCCAAATGCGAGCTTCTGGAGGTGGAATTGGGTCATTGGAAATGGCGAGGGGAGGACGTGCACTACCACCACGATACCTCGACGGACACTCAGATGGCATGGCAGACAAAGTCCCTGCACACATTGACAATAAAAGACCTGCTGCACTTTCTGATGGTGAGTTTGTTATTCCTGCTGATGTTGTTAGTCATCTTGGGAATGGGAATTCTAACGCAGGTGCGAAACGTCTTTACAAAATGATGGATCGTATTCGTGCTGCACGAACAGGTAACCGTAAACAGGGTAGACAGATTAACCCTGATAAATTTTTGCCGAGGTAATCATGGCTATTGATATTGCAGGATTAAAAGCAGCCGCCGCTGGTTCTGAAGGCGATAAAATTAATTGGTACGCTAGTCAGCTTAGAGCTGGGTATACCGATGCTGAAATCACTGCTGCTGTTGATAGAGCTTTAGGCACTTCGTACGCTACCGCAAAAGCAGGTACGGAAGAAGCAGAAGAATGGAATTATCTCCAAGATAAAGCCGCTGAGCAAATAATTAAAGGAATAAAAGACAGCACTTCTGCTAAAGAAAAAGCTATTGCTTATAATCAGCTATATCAGGGGGCTGGACTTACTAATGATGAAATTCAACAAAATATTAGAGAAATTTTAGGTCAGCCAGATCCTGCTCACATGCGAGCACTGCTTGGTATGGCAGGGGCAAGACGCGCAGCACAGTTAACCACAGGTGCTGAAAAAGCCGACTACGTAAAACAGATGATCGCGGCAGGGTATAAACCTGAAGAAATTCAAAGCTATATAAATACAGCCGTAGGTCAGCAAACTCCCGAATATATGGCTGAGTTATTTAGACTTGCTGGGGTGAAATTACCGGGGGCAGAGCAACCTTTTAAACCTGTTGTTGGTGGCACTGGAGTATCTATTTCAGGTGAATCTGGACTTCGTGAAGGTTACACCGACTACGTTCAGGATTATCTGCAACGGATGTCTGCGCTTTTAGCACGACGTAATGTAGACCCAACGACAAATCAACCCACATATACAGGCCCACAGTTTGGTGGTACAGGTGCAGGGGGTTACGGCACAGAAACCGCACAAACGCTAGAAGACATTCAAGGCCAGCGTGAATCCATGATGGGGTTGAAGGAAGACAAATCTTCTATGTTCACACCTTTTAAATATTCTTTTACGCCTAAGTCTTTCACGACTCAATCTGCCGCATCGGGCGGCATTATGTCGTTGATTGAAGGGTATCAAGCAGGTGGGAATGTTAGTGGTGGATCAACCGGGAATATGCAGGGTAATCAGGTAGTGCCCTCGACTTTTGATGCGCCGGATGCTTTTTCACCAACTACGTATTCTTCCACTTACACTGCGCCAACTACCACATACACCGGCCCCGGTGCTACAGGTATTACAACCGATACGTTTGATCAAGCTGCGTTAGATCGTTTTATTAATCCTTACACATCTTCAGTCACTGACCCTCAAGTTCGTGAAGCCAAACGTCAAGCGCAGCTAGCCTCTCAAGCGCAAGCAGCAAAATTTACGCAAGCTGGTGCGTTTGGGGGGACTAGAAATATTTTGTCCGAAAACGAGATAGGCAGAAACCTTGCCACACAGATCGGTGATATTACTGGGCGTGGGCAAAAAGAAGCCTATGACGCTGCACTTCGCGCATTTGAAGCTGAGCAGGGGCGTAAGTTAACCGCAGGTGTTGAAAGCGAAAGAGCAAGGCAAGAAGCTGGCAGACAAGCATTAACAGGTGCTGCAACCGCAGGGCAACTTGGGCTAGATGCTTCCAAACTGACTGAACAATCAAAACAATTTGGTGCTACTTACGGCTTACAAACAGAACAGTCGGCTGCACAGTACGACCAACAAGCTCGTGAACTTCAACAACGCGCCGAGGAAGCGCAGGCTAGAGGCGATCAGTTTGCAGCTAATCTTGCACTGCAACAACTCCAAGAAGCCCAACGCGCTGCTGAAGTTGCGCGTCAGTTTGAATACACACAAGCGCGTGATACATACTTAGATCCGTTCCGTGAGCTTAGTTACGCAAATCAGTTGTTATCAGGTCTGCCAATTAAAGCTGGAGACACAGGAATTAGTCCGTTAGCCGAAGCTCTTGCGGGTGGTGCTGGTGGGGCTTCGTTAGTTAACAGTATTATTGGTAACCCAACTTATTTAGCGGATCTTAAAAAAGCTCTTGGGATTCCCCCTGGTTAATAGGTGACTGCTATGCCGATTCCATTCCCACCCGACGGACCCCAAGTTCAGGCAGCAATGTCTAAGATGCCTGGGGGTGTGTTGCAAAATTATGCAGCGGGTACACCTGCACAACCAACAGGACAAGTTACACCTGGACCACTGGGCTCAGCCGCAGGTGCTTTAAATGCTCGCGGAGCTATGGGTGCGGCTAGTCAGCGCCAAAGCGCTATGAACAATAAAATTAGTAACTCAACCGTCTTCCAACAGAAAGATATGGAGCTTGCCCAGAAAGCCCAGCAGCTTCAGCAAAAAGAACAGCAGCTTGGTGTGCTCGGCGCACTCATGGCTAAAAAAGCTCAGGACATGCAAGCTCGTGAATCGATGGGCGTGGCCAACCTACCCATACGTCCTGATATGTTTACTGCGATGGATGGTGGGATTGTATTTGCTCATGGTGGTGGAGTTGAAGGGTACGCTCGGCGTGGGTTAGTGCAAGACCTTGGAATGATAAGCCCGCTTCGTGAAGATCGAATGGCGGAAGGGTTTACTGAACGCGAAGTAACGGATAGGGCGAGTAGCGAAGAAGAGGAAGAAGATCCGCGAGATGTAACGATTGCTAGAATGAGAAAAGGCGTAGTAGACCTTGAAGATGCTGCGAGGGCGGCACGCCTTTCTCCTGAAGAAAAGAAGCGGCGTTTAGAAGAATCCACAGCAGAAGATAAAGCGCTGTACGAAAAGTACAAAAAAGGGGTTGCTGGATTAGACGAACAAATGGTTAAAGCCATGCTCGGTAAAGAACCCGACATGCTATCTGGCATTATTTCTGGCATTCCTACGGAACGTGGGCGTAGGGTTTCAGATGTAATCCTTGGTATGGCTAAAGGTGTAAACGCTCAACAAGCAGCTTATGGGGATCGTGCTAGTAAAGCAGCTATGTATATGGCAGAAGCCAAGCGCAAACAAGCGCTTGCTGATTTTGAAGAAGAACGTGGTCGGCCCGAACGCGCTAAGAAACTTGTTGCCGACGCAGAGTCTGATTTGGCTAAAGCTTATGAAATACAAAGTGGTGTTATTAAAACAGGTATTAAAACTGAGACAGATATTGCAGGACTGCAAAATAAAGAAGAGCTTGCTCGTGAACGACTTAGAGCAAGGGAGCAACTAGCGGAAGCTGATAGAAGGTCTAGAGAAAAACTAGCGGACGCTAGAAACGAAATTTTATTGGCAAGAGTAAACGCTGAATTAGCAAGAGCTGGGGCTGGTGGCAAAACGGATTTACAAACCCGCGCTGCTGTTTCTTACAATGTGCTAAAAGAAGAAAACGATAAACTTCCTCAAAACCAAAGAAAGTCTGAAGCAAAACTAAGAGACGAGGCGTTTACACTAGCAGAAACCGCACTACTTGGATCTAGGCGTATAAGCGCACAAGCAAGTATGCTACGTGCTGACATTTCAGGTGCAAAGACTTTAACTGAGGCGATGGCTAAACTAAAGTATGACCCCATGTACATAGAAGCCGATGCTTTAACTAAAAGGCAAATGGAAGATGAAGTACGTGCAAGGTTCCCATCTAGTGGCGCTACGCCTCCCGGTGCTATACCCTATCCACAAAGTCCACAAAGAAACGCTCCACCTCCACCCCCCGGATTTGTCCCTAACTCGCGCTAAAAACTATGGCACTTCAAACAGCTACTAACCCCCAAACTGGGGAAAGCGTTGCGCTGGTTGGTAACCAATGGGTGCCCATAACTCAAACAGCTACTAACCCAAAAACCGGGGCAAAAGCCTATTTGGTTAACAACGAATGGATGGTGGATGAAGCCATTGCAAAACCCACTACGCCGACTACGTCTGCTCCGGCAGAAACTAAAGCAAGACCTGAAACTGTTACATCCGCTACGGATGAGTTTTCTGCGTTTATGCCTGCAATATCTGATGAACCTGCGTATCGCAGTGTTATGGAAGGCGCATATTTCACACCAAAAGAAAAACAAACAGAAATTGGAAAACGTCTTGGTTTAGGTGCGGGGCCGATAAGCACTTCTACAGTGCAAAAAGCGGCTGATGTACGCGCAGGTAAGGCGCCCCCAACTGAATCTGTAGTTGCTAAAGTAGCAGCGGCTTTAGAAGAACAACAAGCTCCATCCCTTGAAGAAATGCTGTACAAGCAAGGGGCAGCAGATAGGGAACGATTGGTACAAAAACAACTTGAGACAAGGGATCGTCGTAAATTTGCAGAAGACTACCCAATTCTTGCATCAGCAGGAGCTGGTGCTGCATCAAATATTGTTGGTTTGCTTAATGCCAAAAACGTATTAGCTGACGGATTTAACGTCACTTTTGTAAACCCTTTGTTACAAGGGTTAGGGTTAGATCCTTTACCTTCTACGGGTAAAGCGTTTGGTACTGAGTATTTTGATAAAGCAGCTAAAGACTACACACCTAAAATTGCCAAAAAAGAATTAGGTGAAGCTTGGAAAGAAAGCCAGTTTGCTCCGTGGTTAATGTCTAAGCTTGCGTCAAATTCAGTATCAATAGCGCAATCACTAACTGCTGCGTTTTCTTTACCTTTAAGAGCTGTTTTGCTACCTAGCATGGGTTTGCAGACTGCTGGGTCTAGTTACGCAGAGGGGGATGACCCAAGAGTTGCTTTAGCAAAAGGTCTTGTCGAAGTCGGTACAGAAATGCTGCCGTTAAAAGCTTTTGACAAAATTACTGACACTTTGAAAGGTATGTCTGTAGCAAAACAAAACGCTGTTTTGGCTGTAGCAGGTAAAAGATTATTGCAAGCAGGCGGGGCAATTACAGTAAACGGACTTGTAAACGCAATCGAAGAAACTGCCGCGCAACTTGGGGGTAACGTATTAGATAAGTATTTTCAAGGTAAACAAATTGAATTAGACAAGGGGCTTGCTGAAGCTGCGATAGTTGGTGCAGCTTCCGGTAAAGTCATGTCTATTCCCCATGTTGCGGGTATAGCCACGGGTGCATATGAACCAAACATACAGGCGCAAAGATTACTAAGAGATGTATTAGAAGGTGGGCAGTTTACTAAAGAAGGTGCGGATGCTGAGATCGCTGAAACCCTTAGAGCTGCTCCTACCACAAGCAGAAGAATTAGTCCTGTTGCAACCACCATAGCGGCAGCAGAAGCTGAACGACTAAAACAAAAACCTATTACACCTGTAGACTTAGAAGTACAAGGCACCGCAGCCGACTTAGAGCGCAAAGAACCAAAACTTACAACTGACGTTGCTCCACCAGAGCGTAAAGAGCGTACGCTTGATGCGGAACTAACCAAAGAGCAACAAATAAATGTTTTAACTCAGCAGCTTGTTCAGACCCGTGGAATGGCTGAAGAGGATGCGCGTAAGATCGCAACCATGCGAGTGCTTGCATCAGAAGTAGAGGCTCAGAGGCGTGCGGCTGAAGCGGAAGAAGAAAGAAAAGCAAAGCTACGTGAAGGGTTGGTTATACCTGACGACGACCCAAGAGTGCAGGCTTATGCTGGAGAACTACTTGACAATAATGTCGTTAGCACTAAAGCTGAGGCTATTGCGTTAGCCAAAAAACGGGTCGCTGATGAGGAGGCCGCAGATGCAGAAGATGTTACTGAGCCTCCCGTTGCAGGAGGTGGAGAGGGCGTTTCAGTTTCTGGCGGACCCTCTGGAGGAGCACCCACCGAAGGAGCTGCACCATCTATCGACACAGGAGTGGCAGGCACTGAGCTTCCTGCTGAACCAACTGTACCACGAGAAGAGCCTCCACCTGCTGAATTAAAACTTGCACGCGATACGCTATACGACCAAGCAAAAAATTTAGTAATTGAAAGCCAGCGAGCAAGTGTTTCATTAATTCAACGTGAGTTAAGAGTTGGATACAACCGCGCACAACGCATTCTTGAGCAGTTAGAAGCAGAAGGTGTAGTTTCCGCAAAAGATGCCAATCGTGTCCGTTCAGTTTTAATTGAAAAACCAACGCCTAAAGAGGAAGCCCCCAGTGTCACTGCGCCCACAGAAACCGTCGAAGCAGAAGAAACGCGAGCAGCAGCGCCTGTTGAAGGAGCAGAAGTGGCAGAACCTGCCGCAGAAACTCCTAGAACCAAGGCTATCAAACGACTTTCAGAGCTTACAGAAGAAGCTAGGAAACTAGAATCAGACAAACTTACGGGTTTTGCCAATGAGATCGACCCAGAAGTAAACAAAGAAACGATAGCCAACTACGCTGATGAAGACCTTGACGAATTAGTAAAAGATATTGAACGGCAAGTTGCTCGGCAAAAACGAGGCGCAGCAACATTTGATCTTTTTCCTGTTTTAACAGGTGATGGTTTTATTACATATGTAGATAACGACGAAATAGCAGCAGCGTATGGTAAAGAAAATAAACCCCCAGAATTAGAACAAGTTGATTTTGAAAATCTGTTGATTGCGCCGACTATGAACCAAGCTAAGGTAAAGCTTGGTCTGCCCGAATCGGCAAAAATGTCTACCTTGATGCAAACTGCATCTGATAAGGGGTATGACGGTATTACGTTTAAAAGCTCAACAGGTCAGCAATATTTATTTTTCCCATATCAACGTCCATTTGAAAGTGCAAGCCCTTCGACTGCATTAAGTGGTGCGCCTGTTAATGAGCGCCTAAACAAAGTTAGCAATGCTGTTCAAGCTTTGACCGTTGTTGCACAAACAGGGGATGACTTACAAAAAGCATTGGCTAACAGATTTAAGTCTGTAGCTACGAACGTGCCTGTTGTTGTGCTTGAACAAAACACGCCGCTGCCAAAACAGATTGCAGACAACAAAGCTTTGAAAGATAGTTGGGATGTTGCTAACGCTATGTACGTTGGTCCAGCGTATGGTCAGCCGACTATATATTTACGTGGTGCTTCGTTTGGTGACCAGCAAAGTGTCAACAATGTAGATGTGCTGCACGAGAGTGCTCACGCTGCGCTTGATAAAAAGCTAATCACTGCCGAGAACATGGCAGAAACCCAGGGTGTTGTTACTGGGGTGAGTAAAGATCCGCTAGTACAGGGGTACATGGAGCTACAAGAAACAATGATGCTTGCTCAGCAAGCATACGACGAAGCAGTAAAAAACAACACAATTGACCCCCAAGTGCTTGAGCTTGGCGAAACACTTAACGTATTCAATAGCCCCCGTGAGTTTGCAGCCTACGGCACATCTAATCCGTATTTTGTTAAGTTTCTTAAGTCGGTAAAAACGCCAGATAAGTACAGCTCAACAGGTCGGGACAAGACACTGTTTACTAAGTTTGTTGAAGCTGTTCGCAAGATTCTTGGGCTTGCACCCAACCAATTCAATGCGCTTTCTGATTTGTTTGACATTACCGACAGGATTGCATCCATGCAGGTTCGGCCTGCACAAGAAGTTATTGGCCTGCGCGGTAGGCAGCTTAAGACTGCTAAAGAACGCCAAGAGCAACAGAAACCATCGTTGGCTGCAAAGAAACCCGTTTCACAAACACTAACAGCTACGCCTTCTGCAAATGTAAAACGCATGGCAAAAATGTTGGGCGCTAAACTTTATGGCACTCCAGACAAGATAGCTGAAGTGTCAATTAAAGAGCTGTTTCAAAATTCTTTTGACGCAATTAAAGGTGGTTTTGAAGAAGGACTTCAAACAACGGGCGATATAAAAATAAAAATAGATGAAAAGGATAGGTCTGTTACCATTATTGATGACGGCCCTGGTATGCCAGCTAGCGTTATGGGCAATCAATTTTTACAAATTGCTGGAACTGTAAAAAAGACAAAACGTGCGTCCGGTGGGCTGGGCGTTGCAAAGATGTTGTTTTTGTTTGAAAACAAAGAATTAGAAGTATTGTCTTTAAACAATGGCGAGATAGCTCGTATGGTTACCAGTGGAGAGGAGCTTAAAGAATCATTTGACGACCCCAGCAAATCTCCTAAAATTGAAATTACTTCTGACCCCAAAGTTGTTAAACAATACACAAAATCAACATTTCCTGAAGGGCACGGTACGTTAATACGTGTTGTAATTCCTGAAAATTATCTTGACGAATCAACTGGGGAAACTAAAGATATACCATTTAATACATGGGATTTAACACATAGTCAATCTCTTCAACACAGCCCGTTATTTGAAAATATTAATGTGCTGCTAGACCGAGGCTATGGTTACGACACACTTCCGTTAGGTAATAATTTTCCAATAGATGACTATACTGTCTTTTCTAAAGTTAAATTTAATTGGGGTGAAGCACGTATTTATATATCAAAAGACGAATTATTTTACGCGCCTTTTGAAAATACTTACATATTATCAAACGGCATATATCAGTTTGGTACTTCAATTAAAGATAAACCTGGGTTTGGCGCAAAAAATATTAAAAGAAATTTTTACATTGACGTATCGCCTAATGAAAATGTAAAACCAGAAGACCCTGGCTACCCATTTGATTTAAATAGACAAAGATTTTCTCCCGTTGCTCAAAAAGATTTTGATAATATTTTTAAATACGTAACTCTTACGTTTGCCCAAGCTGAGTATGGTAAAGATGTACAAAGTTTTGGGGTGGTGCAGTACATAGAACCTGACGGTAAATTAAGTCCTTCTGAAGAGCTTAGACCTGAAATACCACCAGCCCCAACTGGGCTTACGCTTATTAAACCTACAGACAAGGTAGAAGTTAAAGACGGGATAATGTACGTAAATAATAGGCAAATTCCAGAGCTGTCTGTGGATGATCTGTCTAAAGTTAAAATAGAAATTGACGAACTTAAAATCCCGCAAGATAAAATTGATTCCACACGGGTTATGGTTCACGATAACCTTGTTAAAACATTAAGCGCGGATGAACTAGACGCTTCATCCATACCTCGGACAGACGTTGTTAGTTACGAAAAAGACGACACTGGAGTTATAACTGCGGGTAAAGTGCCGTTTACTGCAATAGCACGAGAAAAATTTGGTTCTCGGTTTGACGCTTACTTAAAAGAAGTAGGCGACATATTTATGCAGTTGCGCGAAGTATTGGTAATGTCTGACCCAAGCTATGCCAATTTAGAAAAAGAAGCAATCGGTGTAAGTTTTGATAAAGAATATCTTGGGGTAAGCATACGTGTCCCGTTTAGTGGGTCTTTCTTAAACCCTGCGTCTACGGATCTAGCGGATAAAGGAACACCTGCTCAAATTGCTGTGTCCATGATTGGCACGATGATCCATGAGCTAGCACATTTTAAAATACGTAATCATGGTTCAGATTTTGCTAAGGAAATGCAACGCGACATTATGTATTTAGAGACGATGCCTGGGTTTGATCTGGCAGACGTAAAGAACAGCTTTGCCAAGTTTTTAGCCAAGAACATGGACATTTATCAGTTCTTAAACAAGGAGTTTAGAAGTGGAGATCTTGAGTCTGTTGGAAAGCGCTTCTCGGACGCTAGCAACGAACAAGTTGGAGATGGTCGCATTACTGAACCAGTGGAAGTCGCTGGCGGAAAAGGAGAAGGGAAGCAAGGAGTACCCGGAGGCGCTAAACAAAGCCCTCAAGGTGTTGAATCGGTCGGCCTCCCTGCCGGAGTTTCTGGCGAAGCTGCGGAAAGAAGAGCAGAAAGAACCCAAAAAGAAATCGACAATGCAGTAGATGAAGCCGTTGAGAAATACGAAACCTCTGCAAAGGCTGAGGGTTTAGCAAAACAAGCTTCACTTATATACAAACTACGTAATGGGAAAAATATTTTCCCTGCACTTGCAGCAATATGGCGGGGTACAAACTATCGCATTCGCCAAGGTTTAGTTAAGCCAGTAACAAACGATTTCCTAGCTGAATGGGCTGGGAAAGATATACCTCGTTTGCTAGAAGCTAATAAACAACTGCAAGAACTAAGCGGTATGGCCCAAAAACTTATGGGTGCGGCTGCTGATCTTTCACGTAGTATTAATAATGCGTTTAGCCAAGACCCTACGCTTCGCGCTAAGTTAGACCAAATTACAAAAGTAACGACCCTTGCACAGGTTGACCCCACTGCTGAAGTTCGTAGTGAACGTATAAACAAAATGTTTGAAGACCTTGGGCCAGAGGGAAGGCGTTTATACAAAGATATAAAGCAGTATTACGATGACATGGCCGAGCTTTATAGCTCATTGCTTGACGATCAAATTAATGATGCCAACATCCCACCTGAAGCAAAAAAGAAGCTGTTGGCTTCAATTAGAAAAATGTACGAAGGTGAAGGTCGGCTTGACCCTTACTTTCCTTTGATGCGAGATGGGGATTTTTGGCTTTCCGTATACGTAGGAAACACAAAACAGTTCTTCATGTTCCCAACAATGGCTGAGCGTGATGCTGTTGCTGCTCAGATGGCTGCTGAGCGTAAAGATGATTTAGATAACCTACTTGAAACCAAACGGTTTGAAATCGGCAACGACTTACGCAAGTTAAGGGAAGCGTCTACAAGACCGATGAACGGCCAACACCCTAGCGCAATTCTGAAAGCTACTTTTGATTTGATTGATAACGCCGACTTCACAGACATTACCGCTCGTGAAGACATGAAAGATGCTGTGTATCAGTTATATCTACGCACGATGCCAGAACAGTCTTTCAGAAAGCAATTTATTACTCGTAAAGGGTATGCAGGTTTTCGTACCGATTTGCTTCGAGACTTTAACGAAACATCGTTAAGAATGTCACTGCAACTTGCTCGGCTCAAGTACGCACCTAAGTTACGTAATACGTTGTCGGCTGCTCGTGACTCTATACAAAATCGTCCAGAGCTTGAGCCTTTCATGTCTGAAATGGAAGCGCGAGTATCCCAGACGCTTAATCCTGATATTCCCGGTGTGCTTGACAAAGTAGCTGGCTTTATTAACAAGGCTTCGTTTATCTATTACCTTTCCGGTGCGTCTTCTGCGCTATTGCAACCACTTGGTATTTTCCAAACAGGCATTCCTATACTTGGTGCTCGGCACGGATACCCAGAAACAGCCGCAGAAATGGCTAAGTTAATGAGGGTATGGGATCAATACGGTATGACACGTAAGACTGCAACAGGTAGTTCTGTTTGGTCGCCACCTTCAATAATGAATGCTTCTGGCCTCACGGCAGATGAACGTGCTGCTGTAGAAAGTATGTTGGCTAGAGATGTAACCCAAAACACTTACGCCCGTGCGTTGTTTGATTATAAGAATGTACCCACTGAAGAATTTGGTTCTGTGGCGCAGCGTGGAAAGCGTTATGCAAACATAGCAGTTGGTGGGTTGCTGCATTCGACTGAAAGACTTTCCCGTGAGATTTTATTCTTAGCTTCGTATCGATTATCTAAACGCAAGAATATGTCTAATGAAGCTGCGATAGACCAAGCAGTGCAAGACACTAATGATGCGCTTGGTAATTATGGTGAGTACAACCGCCCGATGGTTATGCGTAATGCAGGCGGTAAGATTATGTTGCAGTTTCAAATGTACCCACTGCATGTAACTCTGTACTTGCTTAAAAACTTTAAGCGCATGATCTTCGGCCTTAACGGAGAAGGCAGAGCTGAAGCTGCAAAAATATTCTGGGGTACGATGGCAACCACTTGGATGCTTGCTGGAGCTGCTGGTTTACCTATGTTCAGTGTAGTGATGGGGCTACTAGGGTTGGCTTGGAGTAACGCCGACGATGACGAAAAACCAAAAGATGTTAAAGGGTTAAATTTTGAGCTTTGGTTCCGTACGGTGTTCCTACCCGAAGTGCTTGGTGACTACAAAATTAACGGTAAAAGTTTAAGTGATATTGTTGAACGTGGGCCTACAAACGCGCTTACTGGGTGGGACTTGTCTTCTCGCACACAGCTTAACGACCTGTGGTTCCGTGATGTTAAGGAAACCAAAACAGCCAGAGAAGAGCTGCAAGCCTACGCTATTGAGAAAGCTGGCCCCGGTGTGAACATGGTGCTCAATCTTGCCGACTCGTATGAGGCTTTCCGAAATGGAGATTACCAAAAGGGCGTAGAGAAGATGTCTCCTGCGCTGATACGTAACTTTATACTTACACATAAGTACGCTACTGAAGGCGCTAAAGACAATAAAGGTGCTCAGATTATGAGCAAGGATGCCTTTACGACAGGTGAACTTATTGGTCAGGCTATTGGGTTTCGTTCAGACCTTCTTGCCAACACACAAAACGTGACGTTCAAACTTATCGGTATTCAGCAACGCATTGAGAACGAACGCCAGAAGCTATTTGACAACATCGACCGTGAATACCGCACGCGAGACTTTAAGGCTTACAACCAACTAATTACCAAAGACCTCGTTGCATTTAACAAAAAGTATCCTTCGTTTAGGATTGATGTTGAACAGCTTCAAGACTCGTTGGAGCGTAGAGCTAAAGACCGTGGTGAGTCTTGGCGTGGTCTGCGGTTGTCAGAAAAGAATGCAGCGTTGCTTGCCCCTGCTGCTGCACCATCACGTAAGGCGATGGCTGAACGTGAACGTGAGGCGAAAAAAATCCCGACGGGGGGTCGGGATTAAGGGGAAGTCGTGATTCCCATCAGGAGACGCAGTCATGGACTACGAAGGCAATATAGCCTAAACCCTCCACACACGCAAGCCCTTTATACCATCTTCGATTACAACCTTCACCACCACCTTCATACGTAGTCGGCGCATTACTTCATTAACCGCAGTCTTTGCCGACCTGTGGTCTATGCAAGGTACAAAAAAAGAAGTCCCCGGTTTAAACCTAGCCCAGTTGACGTTATACGTTACTGTCTCGATCCTCATGGTTCGCTAGTGAATCCATTTGCAAATACTCGGAGTTAGACGCATCAAACGCCAGCACCCTTACACCGGGAGAATCTAGTTGAGTGCCTTTGCCCATGCGCTTATTTACGCTTTCAACGTATACATTGAGATCCTTAAGCTGTTTAAGGGTGTCTTTGTAGTTGACTTGCTGGTCTGTGCAATACTTTTTAAAGCTATTCACCGTAATAAATAGGTACTTGGTATCGGGCTCGTAACGTATGTACAGCTCTCCCTTTGGCATAAGTGTCGGGTTGGCAGTCATGTTGGTGCGTTTATCTTCTTTGCCCTGCACAACCAAAGCCTTCTGAATGTTGGTGTTGATGAAGTCGCCAATGATCATCAAGGGGTTTAGCGTCGGTGGTTTAATTTCTTCGCGCATGTTGTTAAGAGTCTTAAGAAGCCACTCATAAATCGCCATCATGTCCCAGTTGTGGATGCCTAACTCTTTGGCAATCAGACCGCCCGTGATGTTGCAAGCTGCCACTGCCGACCAGAACCGCTCACGACTTGTAAACTGCACTTCCTTATCAATCTTGGCTTGCACCTTACGGATGAGGTCTTTTACGCTTTCGAGATTGTTCACTAAGTATTGGATGTAAATATCACCAGCATGACCGTAGTTTTCAAGTAACTGATGATCAAACATATCCTTGCCTTCTTGCGTAGCAATCGCATCCGACTTGTGTACGTGGTACTCAAGTAAGCGCATGTTTTCGCCATCCGGTGAGTTCTTTAGTGTGGAGAGCTTCTCGTAAAAACTTGCGTTTGCAGATGAAAGCGTAATGCCTGTCCAGCTCGTTAGGTTTAGCCGTGCTTCGTTGGCGTTAGACTTCATGCGGTTCTTACCCCTGCCCTGCGAAATGCTGTAAGCAAGATCAGAGAACTCTTGAGGGGTTGTGTTTGTTATTTCATCAATCGTGTTTGGTAAATTATTTAGAACGCCGAGCCTGTGGATCTTGGCATTGAATGTGTCTTTCCAAATAGAGCCTAGCTCAGTCGGATGCCCGTACACACTGTTGCACAAGTAAAGCACCGTAGACTTACCTGTACCTGCTGATTGGTGAATCAAGTTAATGATCGCGCCCTTCATCCCAGTGAATTTCAGCAAGGGTGAGCCAAACGCAGTCAACGCACCGAAAGCATTTCCTTCAAGTCCAGGCCGACCATAAAGATTGAACACTTCTTTCCATTTCTCGTACGACCCTACGGGAGTGATGATCTCTGCTACATCTTTTGTATAGTTTGAAGGGGGGCTGTAGAAGACACCATCCTTAGTTACCTCGCGGTCACCCAAAATAAATTTACTGTCTGCTTCTATCCAACCAAATTGTGTACGCATTGTTTCCGCCTTTTTATCAAATTGCATTGCCTTAAGTGATCCGACAAGATAGATGGACAAGTCATCGTATTGCTTCTTGTGGGTGTACACGCCGTGCCGAGCCAACGTCTGCCTTAACTTATCTTTGGAAAAGATTTCGTCGGCTGCAAGTACAAATTCTTTTAACCCATCTCTTGGTAGCCGCAGTCTGACTACAGCCGAATCCCCAAGCGAAGGATCAATCATCCGTTTATGTATATACAAATCATGCTCGTAAACCTGTGTTGCTTCTTCCTCAGCGTCTGCGGGAGGGCGCTTGTACACACCTCCGTTTTTACCTCTGAAGAATGGAAACGGATACTCAGGTATACGTTCAACGGTTACTTCGCCATCTTCTGATACCACCTCCACTTCGTCTGTGTCGGCCTCGGCTATCTCAACCCCAAGCATGATGGGGGTTTTAATACGCCCTTTGTGCATACAACCGTTGCAACCTCCGGGATTCCAGCGATGGAATGTTGTGCAATAGTGCGGAGCGCCTGTTCGTATCAGATCATCAACTTTTACTTCTGTTTCATAGCGATCATAGCCGGGGTAGTTTTCTGATATTTTGTGTATCGCAGTGTCTTTATCAACGCAAAACGCTGCAATTGAAAGTGCTGATCTCCACAGGTTGTAGTCAATGCTTTGTTGGTTCTGGTAGCAGTGCAGTAGTTGGGCGCACCCAGTACCTTGTGCCGACTTGATCATGATGGTTTTGAATCGTTTTACTTTATTCTTCAGCAGAGCTTCCATCATGGGGCTCACGCTTGCAGGTATGTACTCAGGTCGCTCGTCGTCTGGTTCTGGTTCTGGTGCGCCGAGAAGCTCGGCTAAAGCTGCAACAGGTATACGATCTGATACTTCATTGATAACCGTAACTTGTTTTAGATCATTTTTATCTTTATGGTTATAAGTACCCGGAACACGCAGCACTCTTGATGCTTCAAAAACTGCGGGGTCAACGATTAAGTTGTGCGTCTCGCAAAGCTGCTTAAGTCTTTTAGCTAATGGCTTCCATTCCGTTTGAGTTAGTGTTTCTTCCAACAACCAGTAAGCATGTATGCCGTAGCCTGAATTTACCAAAATTGGTTTTGGCAACTTAACTTCTTTGCAAAACCTTTTGAACTCACTCATTCCTATGTTTTGATCTAGGTATCCTGCGATGATGCCCTTTTCATCAGGCACACCCTTGGTAGGGCCGCAGTCAATATCAAGCCATAGCGCCCTGAAATATAGAGCGTTCTCATGTTTGCGATTGTTCAGTGAGCCAAACTTGGCGCACCCAAAGTACACATTGAAAGACTTGGTAAGTTCTTTAATGCAAGCTTCAGCTTCTTCTTTGGTATCAAACAGCCTTTGGTCTACATACTTGCCGATCCCCACAATGCAGTACCGACCTTCAGAAGGCAGCACGGCATCCAATAAATCAAAATTGGACATGGCGACTCGTAAAAAGCGGGGGTTCTAGCGGCGTTTGCGGTTAGCACGAATGAAGTCTCGGATGGGCTTTTCATACTTGGCAAGGGGGGTGTTTAACCCCCAAAACCAATTGTAGACCGTAGCCCTACTGACTCCCAAGGAGTCAGCAACTTCGGCTACGGGGATGCCCAACTTCACGCAGTGTTTCCCAAGCGTAATGCCAAGATGTTCAGAGTCCGCATCAAGTAATGTGGCAGCTAAACTTTGGCTATATCCATAGGACATATTAATCCTCGTCGGCCCAGGCTTTCACGATGGCATCAAGGTTGGCTTTCGGTGCTGGTGCAGCCGGTTCCTTTTTGCTTTCGCGCTTCTTAGGCTCAGATGCTTCTTCGGGTTGACTTGCAGGAGCAGGTAAAGCTTTCGCAGTATCTGCTTGGTAAGGAGTCATCATAACAATACGCCTAGTGCTACCAGACTCGGTGAGTTTTACAGCGGCGTTGTATTCCTCCGATCTGATCCAGCGCATGGGCATAAACAGCAGTGACTGATTGTCGTTATCCTCATTGAAGAAGATGCTGGTAACAATGTGGTCAATACTTTTGCCGTTGTTTATGCAGACCTTGGAGTAGTTTTCAAAGGTATAAGCATTCTCAACATTTGAATCGCCAAACAACGACTTCGATGCAAGATTCATTTGATAGACTTGCCCTTCAAGCGCAGTGCCAAAATCCTCAAGCAACATAACGGCAAGCCGACGCGAATACCGACAGGCTTTTGAAGAGCCCATGCCTGACCCTTTGATGTTCTTAGGGCAAGTATCGCAACGATCTCCCGGAGGATCTTCCACCGACTCATCAGGTTCACGACCATTGTTTGAGAAGCAAGTCGGCGCAGTCGGCTCAGCGTCAGGGCTCCACTGCTTTTCGTAGTAGATACGACCAACGTCTGGGGATGCGTCAACAATCACAACTTCTAACGGGCCTTTGATTTTGCCGACCTCTTCACCACCAGCCATTTTGCGGAAGATGCCGTTCTTTGGCACGATACGTTTTACACCACCGCTCTTACCAGCAAGCTGTTTGGTTAGTGTGCTGATGCCAGCTTTTTGAAGAAAGTCGGGTGTGTCTTGGCTTAATACAAGGTTACTCATCTATATCCTCACTTGGAACGTCTAACGACAATGGTGTACTCATTTTCTACATTCAAACCCGCAGGTAGTAAGTCTGCGTTTTCATTCAGGAATTCCTTCATGTTGGTCTGATGTATACGCTTTTCTAACAACGCAAACGCATCGTTATCTTTTATAAATTTATACATAGAACTCCAATCGTTCGTCCAATAGCGTGACTTGATCGACCGAATGATGGTTCCATGCGTAGTGCGGATGCTGTCGGCTTTGATACGGTTACAAGCGTTTAACAACTCCTGCTCGATCACTGCCATTTGTTCTTTTAAATCACTGTCCTGCGACTCATAATCTGATTTTAGCTTCGCTCGCTCGTCCCTAATTCTGACGTACGTTTTTGCTAACTGATCCATTGGTACATCAACTAAAGTTTCTTCCATATCTAACCTCTCTAATGAAGAACCGCAATGATAACATAACTTTTGACATTGTCAAGCAGCTTGTACCTCCTGCTTATACAAATCTATGATTTTTGCATGTTGTCTCATGTTGCCTCGCAGCAATTTGTACAACCGCTCTTCGACAGGCGATCCTTTGATATGCACAACCGTCATGTTATTGACTTGCCCCGGTCGGTCAATCCGTGCGTTTGCTTGCAGGTACGTCTCCACACTGGTGACAGGCGCATACCATACGATAGTATCAGCCGCAGTTAGCGTCAGCCCATGTGATGCAGCCATAGGCTGAATGATAAGCACCTTCGGGTTGGTATGCTTTTGAAACTCTCTGACAATATCAGAGCGTTTCTTCACAGGTGTATCGCCACTAATTATATCGTTTGATATGTTGTGCTTATCCAAGAACTGCTTCAGTATCTGTATCGTATGAGTAAACGGAACAAACACCAGCGTCTTGTGCGACGATTCTTCAATGACTTCTTTGACTACGTTAAGTCTGCCTGACACATCAAACTCAAGCACTTCTTTGTTGTCGGTATATACCGCCCCACCCGCTATCTGTAATAGCTTATTTATCTGCACCGCTGCATTGACTGCCGTTACGTCCTCGTTGTCCGCTTGAATCACCATCTGCTTTTTGAGCATGTTGTAGTACGACCTCTGCTGTGGGCTCAACGGAGCTTCTCGGTCAATGTAGGTTAGTGGGGGTAAGTCCAAGCACTGATGCTTTTCAAATCGTATAGCTGGCTGCAACAATGTATGCACGATCTTGTCGGCCCCGATCTTCGGTATCCATCGATACATAGATGTTTTGTCCATCACCATATCTCTGAACTGCCCAAAGAATTTAGGTGTATTGCTTGGGTTAATGAGCTTAGCCAATCCGTAAGCATCCACAGGCGATTGAGCGGCGGGTGTTCCTGTCAACATCCACAAACCCTTGACTGATTTCATAACGTCGCGCAAATCTTTCCATCGTTCGGTCTGCACGTTTTTATAGGCTGACGCTTCGTCAATGACAACCAAGTCAAAGCCCCCTGCGGCTATCTCCTTCTTGACGATGCCGATCCCATCGAAGTTGATGATGATCACCTCGGCCATACCGTTGACAATTTTCTTGCGCTTGTCTGCTGTACCATAAGCAATATCAACGGATCGATGAATGGCAAACTTGAAAAAGTCCTCCTGCCACGCAGAGCGCATTACCGACAACGGACAAGCAATCAGCACACGGCGTAATACGCCAAGTTTCATTAAGTAGTCAACAGCCCAGATAACGGATGCAGTCTTACCCGTACCTTGCTCGTTGAAACAAAACGCCTTGCGTCTGGTAACTAAAAACTCTGATGTTGTCTTCTGATGCGCGAACGGTTCAAACCCCGGCGGTCGGGGCCACTCATACTCTGATAGATTCATTTTCTTCCTTTAATCTAACTGTCATTCGACTTATATCTGCTTTAAGTTTTCCTGCATCTCTCAACCGTTCAAATAGTGGGTCGGCCAATTGCCCCCCTACTGGCCCCGTTATCAATTCATACCAAGGCACTTCTTGTCGTCCATAAATTAAGAGCCACCTCTGTTCGTCTGTCATTTGCGCTCCCTCTTACTGGTTTCTGATACAAGTTTATGACCTGAGTTTCGTTTAAATGATCGGTTCTTTGCTGGGCTTTCAATACGCAGCCCTTGCTCGTTTGTGCCTCCTTTGCTTAGTGCTACCTTGTGTGCTACGTCCTTACCCTCACGGGCATCAGCCTTGCCGTTGCCGTTTTTATCAGCACCCTTCTTGTCGATGGAGTACCGTGCGCGGGCTCTGGCTAATCGCTCGTCGGCTTCGCCTCGTGCGACTTGTTGTTTGTATTCCTTTTTGTACGGACGGGATTTGTTAACGTAGGGCATATCAACCTCGATTATGTTCACAAGTTTTAACGGGACACCAACCACATAAGTTATTAGGTGAAGCGTTCCATACGCCGGTTTCAAACGCACTTTGCAGTCTGTGTAGGTCAGGCTTCACCTTATCCATATAACGCCCTCGGCTATCTGCTGTTTGATACGCCTTCACAAACTCGTTGCTCACTACAAAAAGTAACCCCGATTTGATCCGTGTGATCTCGGGGAAGTGCGCCATGACCCCCTCGGCTACCAAGTCTAATTGCTGCACATCTGCATACCTTGCGCTTTTACCTGTCTTGTAATCCAAAGAGTAAGCCAGACCTTTTTCTCGGTTGACAATCAGCAAGTCTGCAATACCACGCCACCACACATGCTTATCAAAAAACCCGCACGGTTCTAAATCTTTGGTCAGCCCCATGCGGTATTCGCAGAACCGCTCACCTTCTAACTGCATAAGCCCTTCCAACGTAGGTTTAATGTGAATGTCGTCAAACTTAGCAGGTATGGGTGTGCCGTTCTTTACAAATTCTTCTGCTGCTTTGTGCAGCTCGTTGCCGTACAAAGTTGCTTTGGTTGGTTTGTCTACAAAGTCTTTAGCTACCTTCAGGTGGTAGTATTTCTTTGGGCAGTCTTGGAATGTTTTAAGACTGCTGTATGACCATGCAATGTTCAAAATGGTGCTTCCTCTAACGTAGGGGGTTCTTTCTTTCCCCGTACGATAGCTAGTTGATTTCTCGGAGCGCACACGTAGTCGGGAAAAGGCCAATCGGTTCTAGGAACTCGAAGCCATACCATACCATCTTCCTCTTTGATAATGAAGCCTATCTTCCCTGTCGGTTTAATTCTAACTTTTGTATCAGGGCTCACGGATTTTTCCCCCTGCTTCTTTCCAACCATCATAAAAACCTTCACGCCAAGCCTGCTCCCAAGCAATACACCACAGATCGTATGACCCATCGAGCGGAAACTTAAAATCTTCTTTGCCTTTCATCACGGCCTTGACATCTCGCCGCTTGATAAATGCTTCCCAAGCTTTGTCTCGTTCGTGGTTGACGATGGGTACGTCATCAAACAATCCTTTCCTACCGCCTTTAGCTTTTTGATACTTGTTGTGATCACCACTCATTGCTTACTCCTTGCTCTTATGGCTTCAGCGCACATCGCTGCAAGACCTTTGGTGTAATACTTTTCAAAAACTTCTTGTCGTTCCTCACACACTCTTGCACACGCCTCACGCTCATGGGCCACAGCACGATTGTAGAAGTCCGTTATTTCGCTGATCCCCCAACGTGCTGGCTCGGTGTAGTTCTCACCTGCTCTTATGAGTCCGACTTCTTGTGCAAGCTTGATGATTTCTTCTTGTTTCATTTATTTCCCCTTGCTCGGATTGCTTGCGCGGCCACCTTTGTAATGTCTGACGCATATTCAGGATGTACAGCAAGCACATCACAAACCTTCGCACACGCCTCACGCTCTGCTGCTGCGACAAGTGCGGCGAAGCGTTCAAGCTCCTCAACAGCTAAGTGGACAAGGAGCCCACCTTCTTCGTAAGAACTCCCTACCAACTGAACGCCGGAGATGTTTCGCCCAACGTACAAA